CATATATCTGAACTTCATTCTTATTATTCTTCATCCTCCAATTTCTCCATTTCTTTTACGGAAATCTCATATACACTTTCCGTTTCTTCCCCATTAACATAAACATCACGGCTCATTAACCTTCCGTTTACTTTAATGTAATCATTTCTTTTAACCTCTACCGCCAGATCAGCACCTTTTCCCCATAAATTGCAGCAAATAAAATCTGCTCTTTCCGAATGATCTCTTGGAATTGCTACGAAAAGATTTGAAACTTTCCTGTGCGTTACTGATGTAAGTTTTGCATATGGTTCTTTCGTGCAACTTCTGGCAATAAACTCTGCTTCGTTTATATCACCTTCTGGAACCTGTTCTTCCAGGATTTTCACTTCATCAGCTGCGATATAATTAACATTGTGGTGCTTATTTGGATTTTTAGAAGTGTCCATGCTTCTGATTGCTCCTGTTACCACAACTTCTTTTCCGTTATAATCATTGTCACGTACAATGGAATCTTCTATAACGATTGGAAACATATCCACTGCACCGCTTTTACGAATGACTGTCAGCATGAATTTGTAATAGTATCTTCCGTAATGCTCGTGGCTGAATACTATTTCCCCGGCTCTACCGGATAATCTTACTTTATTTAATCTTTGCATTTACTTTTCCTCCATTTCTAATATAATAGGAAGAAACACCATTGAGAATAAGACTGTTGATACAAAGAACACCCCGATAGCATCAAATGATGTAAGCATCCATGTGATTGAGAAGATTACTGTAAACACCCCTATCCCTACAAATATTTCTCCTATTGTCTTTACCACCTCTTTCATTTTGTCCTCACTTTCTTCTGTATGTGGTTACTGCAAGTGCAGCTGCCAGAATAGCGATAATTACATTTCTTGCCATCAGCTTTTCTTCCAGATCAGCAATGATTTCACTGGAAAGTGGCTGATTTTCTCCATTTTTTTGCATAAAAAATCCTCCTGTTATATTTTTGTTTGTCAAATACAGGAGGTTGTGTTATAATAATCCTGTATTTAACTAACTCATTCTTAGTTAGATACCGTCCTGGTTGGTGTGTCCGCACCTTCCAGGACACTTAATCTGCTTCTACAAATTTTCCATCTTTCAGCGTATAGAAAGTATCTTCCTTGATATTTTTCCCATCTACTTTTGCTGATTTAACATCTACAATATGATATTCATGATTGATCTCTTTCCACTCTGCTAAAACAATAAAACATCCAATTTTTCCTTTAGCTTTTGAATTAATTCCTGTAGCTAATGCAATACTTTCTTTTCCTTCTACAATTGCCGCTGAATAATTTCCGGTATTGGTTGCCGCTGACTGATTTCCGGTATTGGTTGCCGCTGACTGATATCCGGTATTGGTTGCCGCTGACTGATATCCGGTATTGGTTGCATTATCATTTTTCCAATCAACTTGCTCTTTGATGTATTCAACGCCAGCTTTGATGATTCCCGCAATTCCAATTTCTGCTTTCACGGAAATTTTCTTCCCAACTCTCTTACTATCATCATGTGATTTCTGATCGTTCGCTTCAAGATCAACTTCACAATATCTGGAATATGAAGGAGGATAATAATTAAATACATCCATCGGGAATTCGCAGGCATGGAATCCATAATTACAAATGTCTGCTTTTTCTTCTGTGTATTTTTTTCCAATTTCATACTGGAAATCTCTGCACTTTAAGTCTTTGTCAAATCCTTTAAAACATTTCATTTTTCCTTTTCCTCCTTCGATTCTTCTACATCAAGCCCAAGCATTCTGAATGCCATGTCCTTTGTGAAATCATAATCTGTCACGCTATTCGCCCAAGCTTCAAATGCCTTTAATCTTCCAACCAGAAGTGCATATTCCTCATTAGCGTTCTCTGGAATATAATCTGTGCTCTTAGTTTCTTCCATTACTAGTCCTCCTTATCTTTTGTTCCAAATGTTTTAAGCATTTCTTCCAGAAGCGAAATAAACGGAATAATTGCATCTACCTGTTTGAACTTTTCCTTGATTTCTTTGTCAAGTTCTTCCTCGTTCATAAGGCCATGCTCAAACGAATGTCTAAGCTGCTCTTTTACTTCTTCCTCTTCTCCACCATCTTTTACGAACATCTCTTTAATTTCATGTGTAATAACTGCATACTCTGAAAGGATATCAATCCCTTTACCAGAAATGTTAACTAATCCGTTTTCAAATTTAATCATTGTTTTTCCTCCCTATTTTCTTTTATTCTCTCCCTCTGAATGGTATAATGTGTTCAGAAAGGAGGTGTGTTAAAATGTTTCTACAAATAAAAGTTTCTTGTAACTGTCGTTGTAGCTACTACTTGAATGAAGCAATAAGTGCGGATAAAATTTCGTGTCCAAACTGTGGCAAAGAACATCCGTATTCAAAAGAAATTCTTTCAATGCTTCACACTGCAAAAGAAATTCAAGATGTAACTGACAGCACAGATGCTTTAGGTGTTAATACCATTAGTACCACTGTTATTCCTTTGGTGTAATATATGAAGCTCCTTCAACGACCAACTTCATAAATTCCAAAAAACCTTTTGCTTCGGTAACGGACAGATGGCATTCGGCAATTTCATCCTTTACCTTTTTGTAAAGTTCATCTGCTTTCTGTCCGTTTCTTCTTCTGAACTCTAAATATTTCTGTCCCTCATAACTTGACAACTTTTGATTTAAATATTCTTCAACATTCATTATGTTTTTCCTCCCCTAACTTGCCATTTCATTTCCCAAAAACTTGTTAATAAAATACAGTTGTCCTTTTCCAGTAACTTTTGTGGTTCTCGTTACTCTGACACTTCCGTCTGGATTCTGAACACTGGATTCCTTAACTTCAAATAGCCCTTGTTCAATGTATCTCTGCATTGGCATATTGTAACTTGCACCAGACTTCATCAGATATCCATTTTCTCGCATCCACTGGAATAATCTCTTCTGTCCTGTCTGGACACCGTTCTGACAAATTAACTTTGCGAGGTCTCCAATAAGGATTGAAGTGTGACTGGTTGACACTGCATCGGCAAAAATTGTCTTTGGTCTGTCGGCTTCGATTTTTGCTTTCTGCTGTTCAATGATCTGGTTCTTATGTTCAATAGTCTTTTGTGCTACCAGAATTGCTTTCGCCATCAATTCTTCATCAGAAAGAGTTTCTTGTCCTAAAATGTAACCGCCATGCTTGCGAATGGATGGTAGGACTTCATCTGTCACCCAATCTGTAAAACGTTGTGCTGATTCTTTTCGGCTTTGGAATATTGTTTTGTACAAATTAGCTTCATTGATGTACAGAAGTTTCTGGTTTCCACCTTTTGTAAGGGTATCCATAGTACGGATACCCTTTTCGGATAACCGTTGTTTTACATTTCCAACATTTGTTATCTCCAACGCTCTGCAAACATCAGATAAACAAAACATTGGTTCGTTTTCAACCATTACTGTCCGAATATCTCCGAACTCTGGCGAATTAAAAATCTGTAATTCGTTCATTAGTCTCCTTTCTGTGATATAATCTCCTTTAGGAAGGAGGTGTTAATAATGGATAACTTTCAAATTGCTCACGACTTGGCTGTTGCCAAACTTTATTCTGAGCTTCTAGGGAATTTAGATGATTCTCATATCTGTCAAAAATATTTTAAATATCGTACAGATTTTTCCAAACTTCTCAATTCCCATGATGAGAATTACTTTCTTAACGAGTTGGATAAAAAGAAAGTAAACAATTGTTCTTCTACCAAACGACCATTTTAACCTTTAGATGTGCTCTGTGTTGTCTTTGCAATATAGAGTACATCATCAAAAAAAAACTGTACCTTGTAGTCCATGCCATTTTCTTCCCACTTAAGTTCCATAATTGAATCTTTATCGAAAGAAATTTTTTCGTATATACCGGAAGGCATACGTAACTCTGTTCCGTTTTTGAACTTCACAATAGTCTCGCTAGGAATATTCACTTTCTCACCTCCATTAAGAATTTTCTTTTTTATCAGATTCTTCATCTTCAATAAAATCAGCTACTGAAATGCCAAAAAACTTTGCGAGCAAAGATAATTTATCGAGTTTCAAGTTGTAATCCCCGCGGCTCCATTGCGTAAATACAGCAGTAGAAATTCCAGTTCCAACAGAAACTTGGTATTCAGATAAGTTTGCTTTTTCTCTTAACTCTTTGAATTTTTGATAAGCATAAGATTTGTTTTCTAGTTCTTGCAAAATTGCATCTCCTTTCTTTCAGATATTTTATATAGATAGTATTGACAATAACTAAGTTTTCTTATATAATCATAATTGCGAGTTAAAATTAAATAAGTTTCTTAGTTGTTGCCATGCTATCTTTTTTTGTTTCTCTTGCTAAGATTTCTTAGCTTGTATAAAGAATATCATAGTTTTCTTAGTATGTCAACAATTATTTATTAAGTTTTCTTAATTTTGATAGGAGAAAATATGTACTACGAAAATTTTGATCTTCTTTGCAAGAAAAATAATGTAAAACCAAGTGATGTTTCTAAAAGCACCCAAATCTCTACAGCAACTCTTTCTAGTTGGAAAAAAGGTACTTATACCCCAAAGCAAGATAAATTACAGAAAATTGCAGATTATTTTAAAGTATCGGTGGATTATTTGATGACTGGAGAAAATGTTATCGAAGAATTTTCAGATGAATCAGCAAGTTTGGTATTTCAGATAAGAAAGGACTTAGAGCTATCCGAAGCATTAAGAAAATATTTTAAGTTATCAGATGTTAAAAAGAAACATGTGGTGGAATTGATTAATTTGTTGAGTGAATAAAGGAGAAAGTATGTATAATTACGAAGATTTGTACAATATTGCAATGAAGCAGATTTCAAGTCAAGAAATTGAGCCTTTACCAATAACATACGCATATTCGGATACGCAATTTGAGATACTAGTAAAGTACATCAAGGAGTTTGAAGAAAGTTTAGATTCTGAACATGAAGTCGGACTTCTTTTAACCAACTTTGGTAAAACTGTTACAATGCAGGTTACTGAAATCAGCTATGAGAAGTCCGTACTAATGATTTTTAAAGGTTATGTAGATGGGCGAATGTCAACATTAAT